CTATTTCTTGCCATTGTCAGATTCTTTCTTCTGCTCACTAGCTAAAAGAATGCTGGCTAAATAGTAATCAACTTGGTGATGCTGCGCTATATCCCTAATTTGAGAAACTCTTTCGTCGTTATCATCAACTGGATTAGTAAGATACTTATCTATATTCTTGATCCAATTTTTAGGTTCCTCGTTCGCAACAATAATTTCTGTGATACCTTGAGCCACTTCTTTTTGCCTTTTATTTAATCTTTTGATTTTATGTAGCTTTCTTAAAGAAGCCTCCACCCGCGACATCAATTGATTAGATAAAATAAGATTATCAGAAACTTTTCTCAAGCTATAATAAGCTTGACTTTGTTCTCCCTTGCCTATAGGGCTAACATTCTTAGTTTCTTGAGGAGTCCCTTTTCCTTCTGGTCTTCCTCCTCCTCCATTTTTCTTTCCTCCAATAACAGGCTGATATAAGCCCTTGTCTCTTAATTCTTTAAATTTGTTTTGAGATTCAATAGACTCTTCTGGGTCTGGAAGCCTTCCTGTTTCAATAGCTGTTATTCCTTCATCTGGAGTGAGAACACCTAACTCAACAAGTCTATTGTAAATCTTAGATGATGTCATGTCATCACCAAGAGCAAAAGTTTCAAAGCATGGCACTGGGTAATTCTTGAATCCCATTTCCTTGGAAATTCTTTTAATCTCTGGAACTAAAAATTCATTTATAAATGCCTCTCTAGCTTGATTGAGTCTAGCTAAAAACACCTCGGTTTTAATTGATTGGTTAGCAAATTTTTCATCTCCAACAAGAATATTTTGTAAGCCAATTCTGATATCAGAATCTACTACTTCATATTTTTGAGGCCCAAGTAAGTTTCCAATGTCAGGAATAACAAATTTAGCTTCGGTAGTATAATCGGCAATAAGAACTCTTCCTACAGATTCATTTTTGAAAAGGTCTTGCATCGCTGCTAAATTCTTAGGGTTAACGCCGCCCTTGTCTGGCTCTGTTCCCATTGTCACTAGAAGGATTGCTTGCTGCATGGTTCTTGCGATAGCCATGTCCATCTTCTTCATCTCAGCTTTCCAGTTGATATCTTCTAAAACTGGATAACCCATAGGAACCGCAAATGGCTCATAGTCTTGCTTCTTATAAAATATAGCTTTAATCTTTTCAGAGCTTAAAGGCATCAAAACAGAATTGCCTTTTGTATTTTTAATTTGCTCTTTAGTTTCTGGAGGAAGACTGTTATAAACATCAATATCCTCTTCTGACTTTGGGGTTCTAAGTTTGTTTAGCTCATAGTCAGTTAAGATTTTAAAGTAATTACCAGTTGTAAAATTCAAGCCGCCCTGAATTTGAATGTCGGCTGGATTCAAGATCATGTACCTCAAAGGAAGGTTAACATACACGCCATTTGAACCAAAAGTTTGAGTAAGCTTTCTTAAATCATCATTTGAAACCTTGCCATCAAACCTATAAATAAAAACATTTCCAGAGCGATAATACTCTCGGAAAAACTTATCCATGAAACTTCTTAAATTATTTTTATTAAATAAAGCTTCAAAGAAATCTCTAGACTTCTTGCTTCCTCCTCTGTAAAAAATAGGAGAGCAAGAAAATTCTGTCATCATGTCAATTGTATTACGAAATATAGCAAAATTGTAATAAGCTTTTTGACAAAGAATAACGGTGTCTCTAATGTCTAAATTAGATTTATTAGTTACGCCGTATGTATATTTGTATGGAACTACTCCATCGGTAATGTTCTTAAACCTGTCGGTTCTGTGAATACCTCCAGCCTTGTTTCTTCTTGTGGAAGTTGCGACTGTTTCCTCAGTAAACAAAGGGGTGGCACTGGATGCCACTGATTCCTCCATTTTAGGAGCCGCCTTTTTAGCTGGCTTTTTAGCACTTTTTGCTTGTTTCGGTGCTTTTTTGTTATTTTGTTCCATCGCTAAACTTTATTTTATTTTAAATATTTACACAAATTAAAGCATCATGGGAGAAAAAGTGTCACTAAATTCTTCCTGTTGCACACCTTTTATGTCAAAGTAGCACTTCAACGCCCAAACACCAAGCATTAGCGTAGTATAATTATCTCGTCTTGCTCTACTGGCTGAAGTGTTTCTTTTCAAATGCTGCGGTAAATCAAATGTTTGTGTGCCTTTTGCTGTGCTTTTTACTTCAATTAATGCACATTGCTTTTTAGTCTGATATATTAAGTTATCCTGATTTTCTATAAAGTCCAGTATTGTTTCACCTTTTGGCAGGTCAAGGTTAATCCTTTGAGATGTCATCGAATTAAAAATAGGCCCGTTTGCGGTGGCTTTTGAGGCAAACCAGATTCTTTTGTGATCAATACAAGCCTGAAGATGTTCATTTGCTTTGCGAAGCCAGTTTGATGTAAAGATTTGTCTGAAGCAGATTTTACCACTTTCTTTGTTGTAATCTTTCTTTACTTTAGTAATTTGTTTTTGATAATCAGCACCTTCGGCATCACTATTGAATTCAAAGAACTCTAGATTTTTAGAAAATATCTCAGACTCATTGCAGCTATCTATAAATTGAGAACCTGCATTATCAATTATAAGCATTTCAACATTAAAGCTTTCTACTAAATAATTTAGATAATTTATGTGATCTTTTAAGTCTCCACCCGCTACAGCATAACTATGGACAAGTGTTCCTGTCTGGTTCTCGTCGTTTATCTCTATCACTGACATCGCGAAATAATCAGAGCTTGGACTATTGGAGAACGAGGGGTCAATAGCAATAATATACTTATCTTCTGTAGAGCCTTTTATCCTAGCAGTTGGAACATGTCCGTCTTCAATTGTACACTCGTGCATTTTCTTTGCACTAAAATAAGAATCAGAACCATCTGTAAATTGAGCACAGTATTCTCGTTGAAAAGAAGCATTTGAAGTTCCACCGTTTTTAGCTTCCTCAATTACTGTTGTATCTATCATTTCTGGAGGCAATGCTTCATAGCTTAGTTGACTTATGAAATAACTTGTCTCGCTTTCTTTTTCTTTATTGTAAATGTTCTGAACCCACTCTTTATAAGTCTTATATAAATTTTCAAAAGTATAACTTGCAGAAGACAGAGCTATCATTTTTGAATTGTTTTCAAACTTCATTCTTTGCTCTTCAGTCATTACTCCTTCAGCGATAAGATTGTCCTCTACCTCTCTTATCTCTAAACGCTCTTTCATGTTTTGGGGAGCAACAAGAAACGGCATGAGAACCGTATTGATAATATCCTCTGGTAACAAAAGATACTCATCAAGAACTAGAATGTTTGCACGGAAACCGCGAATCTTTTCACCATTCAAAGGGATGGCTGTTATAGAGCCACCGTTGATCTGCCATTCAAATTGATCGTTGCGTTTGGCTTTAACGCCAAAAGCTTGAGACAAAAGCTCTGCGCCTTTAGACTCAACTAGCTTCTCTAAATTATTAAAAATAAAACGAGCAGTACGGAACGTAGGGCCAGCAATTAGTATCTTGGTGCCAGGTTCAAATATGCATTGTAAAAAACAAAACACAGAAGCAATAAAAGTTTTGCCACAGCCACGTCCTAGGACCAACATGCTAAAGTTTTTATTAAGCATCCCCTTTAACATTATCTCTTGAAAAGGTGCCAGCTTAATTCCAGATATCAATTCTGTTGTGAGCCCAAGGTTTGATCGAAGGAATTTTGCTAAAGTTATTTTAGCCTCTCTATTTTCAAGCTCACCCTTCAAAGACCTAAACTGATCATTTACATCTTCAAGCTTTTCTGTTTTTTGCGCGTACCACATTATAAAATCTTGTTATCGTAGCAATATTGTAAGTCTACATACTTATGTCTTGAATTACCTATAAATATTTTTTCTATAACCCTTGATGCGTCGTTCCTATCGTTAACAAAGAGAAACTGCACATGGGGATAAGCCTGTGTAAGATATCTTACATTATGAAAAATGTATTCGGGGGTAGCCTTAATCTTTCTTGAAACTTGGGGTAAATGGTTAAACGAGCGACACTTGTTTAAATTCTCTTCTACCAGAACCACTAGGTCTACATTAGCTTCTCCCGCCCTTTCAATTTCATTGACGAACCTATCAAAGCCGCCACTTAAAGTTCCAACAAAATCACTTACAGATTTTCTTTCTATATGGCATTGTCCTGAAACGCCCGGATGGCTAAAAGCATAATCTCCAAACTTTAGATTTTTAATTTCAGTTTTAATATTGAACTTCAAGGGCTTCTGTTCTCGTGTATCTACAAAGATTTTAAATTTAGATTTAATAGATTCTTTGTTTACTTCAAATCGATATTCATCTGTGTGTTTTTGATATTTAACAATTAAACCTATTTCTTTGCAGAGTTCATTATAATCTCCAAACAATAAATCATAAACCTGAACTGCTGGCATCATAAGGGTGCGAAGCTCGACTTGTGTAGGAGCAAATATTAAATTCTTTTTTTCTTTTCGAGCTACAAGTAAATCCTTACAGTACTCCTTGGCAACCTTTTCATCTTGGCCCTTTAACCAAAGCCTAAGATTTGTTCGGGAATTAAAATCATTTTCAAAATAGTAATCTTTACTTTTAAACTTTATAAGTTCACCAGTATGTTTATCGTGACGCGGGTAACAGGTTTGATAATACTCAGCCATTCTCATCTTATGAGCTTTGAGATGACCGTGTAGCTGTCTTTCGGTATCAAATTCCTTTTCACATATTTTACACTTAACCATTTAGCACCTCGTCTTCACTTATCCCCATGATTCTCGCTTTTACTTCATCCATAGTGGAAAGGTTAGTTACTTCTTCTTTTACTATTTTCTTACGTAGTTCAGCTAGTTTAATAAGCTTCTGTCGAGACTCTTCCTCTTTCCACATCTGAACAAGATTAATAATACTTGCGTTTTCTTTTATTTGATTCTTTAATCGATCTGACCTTTTTTCTTTTAGGTCGTTAAGCAATTTATTTTGGCGGCCAACCGATTGATGATAATCATTTTGGGCTTTTCCAATCGCCTCCACTAAGGACATTGAAATTCTTCTTCCCTCAGTGTCGTTAGCAGCGTCATCAAGCAGGTTCTGTAG